GATCAGTTTAGATCCATAATTATCCAAGGTCCATGTTCCAGGATCAAAGACTTTATCTCCTGAAGCCGCTTCACCCCATCCAACATAGTCTGTCGTATTGGTTACGGTTGCTCCATCCGAATGAGCCGCTCGAGTTGTATTTCGAACCGCTCTGGTAATACCAGTTAAATCATTTCCGGTAATTCCGGTATAAGAAATTTCTTCTGTGCCCACTTGAATATAAGATGTTCCGGAAGAAGGAAACGCAGAAGCATCCGTTAAAGTAATAGAAGTTCCTGATCCTCCCGTTCCATAGGCATCATCTCCTAAAGCTCCGTTTAAAGTCGTTGTGACTTCTCCTGAAACGGTACCACTCCATTGACCAATTCCCCAACCATAAGCTCCTAATTGTTGAGCAGGTCCTACAGGATAATAATGTTGAACGCGAATTCCTCCAGACGTTGTAGCTCCAGCTCCTGTTTCAACCGAAGGCATTGTAATCGTAATTTCAGTTGCACTCTCGACGCTAGTGACCATAAATTTTTTATCATCAAAATCAGCTGCGACATAATTAGAACCTGTGATCGTTGTAAAATTATCTAGATAGACAATATCTCCAGCCGTAAAGCCATGAGAACTACCAAAGGTTATAGTAACAACTGCTGTAGCAGGACCGGGGCTTGTTCCAGCAGTTGTAAAAGCGTTGGTTAAGGTTGTAGTGCTTTTAATAGGGTGAATATCATAAAAGATACCCCCGGTATAAGCATATAAAATTCGATTGGTGCCAATAGCAGCAAATTTAATTTGTGAATTATTAATAAAATGATGGAGAGCTCTGGCTGCTCCTGTGAGTTTGCTTTCTCCTAATTGAGACCATCCCCCTATTTTTTCAGGGGTTTCATATCTAAAACGCACATAGTCACCACCGGTCCATTGCCCTTCGGCTGTGGTTGGTGTAACTTGTTTGTTAAATCCTGGTAGAAAGCCTATCTTTTGTAGCATAGAAAAATCCGTTTAAGATATGAATATACTACATCTTAGCAGGAATCAACACTTAACACCATCCATTTTTATAGTCAATTGCCATTACTTCTCTAGCTTTAGCTTTTTGGGCTTCAGTAATGGTCCGTGGTTCGTGTTCCCTGAGCCTTGTTTTTTGGATCTTTCCCCCTCCTAATTGTTCCAAGAATGGTAGCAACTTAGTATCAATATCTCTCATATTCCATACATGGGTATAGATCCGTGGATCAGGGCCCAACATGTCGGTGTTCGTTCGACAATGAATTCTGATGTAATTGTTTTTTAAGTGATGTTCATAGGTCTCTAGAAAATGATCCAAATTATTAAGGTTAGGATACATCTCCTGACAATAATAAAAACCCGCAATGATCTTGTCGATAGGATCACGGTACACGGCGATCCGAATCTCACATGCTTTTAGTTCTTTGTGATAGGCTTCAAATCCTTTCTCACGTCCGATGTAGGAATCGTCACCACAAAAATCTTGCACATTGGTACCACTATAAGTCGTAGGTTTCTCGTTCCACAATAACTGGCCGAGATAATTAATGATAGTAGTGGATCCTGCTTTATTGTTCCTGACATACCCCAGACGTTTGCCGCCCAAGGTGACACGGACTAAAGCCATTATTTAGGAACGCCTAGAAGAGGGCGCCCATCTAATAAATTTGTTTTAGCAAACGGACCATTGGCATGGTTATAATGCAGAAAGACCTGAGAACAAACGTTGCCTTCAAAAGGTTCACGCCAATGCTCCAGTTCACATCCAGAATAAATTAACATATCTCCTATTTTTAAATCTACACGCACTCCTTTTGGGGCTCCAGGTTTATGAATGTTTTTATATTCATCAAGGACAAAGTCTTGCCCTGATGGATCAAGAAAGATAGGCCATTCATCTCCTCCTAGATGTAAGGTTGTAGAAACTTCACAACTGGGTCGGTCTTTGTGTCGTCTTAAAATATTTCCTTTTTCGTAAAGTCGTGTATAGGTATAAGTTGGAATGAGTTCTAATCCTGTTTTTGCTTTCATTATAGGAATCATATACATGAGTAAAGTTTCCATCACCCAGTCTCCGTATTTAGAATAGGCTCCAGGGACTTGTCTATCATCTCGTTTTCCAATAAAAGGGTTATAAGGGTTTAGTTTATTATTTTTCATCATAAAATCCACTGCATCTCGCTGCAGCATCATATAATTAAAGATAAAATTGGCGAGCTCTTTGGAAAGAGCTCCTTTGATCACCTGATATTTTTTTGTTTTAAAACTCATCCGACCTTTCCTTCTTCATTCACTTGAATAAAATTAAAGGAAACCGACACGCGCCAGCCCTTTTCTCCTTTTTCTTTGGATTCATTAATCTCCACCCCATGCGATAACCATGCCGGAAACATAATCATCTGTCCTTCGATGGAGGGATAGACTACCACTCGCCAAAGGGCGCGCGGTATTCCTTTAACTCGTCGAGGCAATATAATATTTGGACCCGGACGTGGATCTTCAACAAATAATTTTCCTGAGTTTTCAGGAACTTTAACATAATAAACCCCTGACCATACAGAGTTAGGATGCATATGCTGTTTGTTATAAGACCCCGGATAATTAATATTAGCCCACATGTTACCAAGTCCTGGTTTAGGTTCCATGCCATAGTCTTTAAAAATTTCTTCTTGCATAGTGAAGAGTTCAGTAGTCAAAGGTTTATATTCGTCTTTAAAATTCATATTAGTAGGACTGTGCCAGCCCCCGCCGGCATTGGTTTTGGTTTCGCTTTTATCTTTTTTACTCCAGGCTTTAATATGTTTAAATAAATACTTATTTAATTTTTTAGGATCCTTAACCATTTTAAAATAGATAGGAGTCGGAAAAAGAATTTCTCGGTTCATTTAAATGGAGGTCCTCCGAACCACATGACTAAAGAGCGTCGGACACCTTTCTTGACTTTAGCCACACGGTGACGAATGAGACTACAAAAGAAAATAGCTTGTCCTTGCAAAAGTTGAGGAGGTTTATTACCCTCAGCCATAAACTCGAGATCCCCTCCTTCAAATTCAGTTTGAGGAGAAAGTAAAATGGTCATGGATATTTTTCTAACAGGAGGCTCAAACTGACAGCTTGCATCAGCATCCATATGCCAGTCATAAAATCCTCCTTTAGGATATTCAGTGAATTGAGCAGGCTCTGTGATTTGCATGCCTTCATAACCAAAATGATTACCATTCACTTGCTTCATGGTTCGTTCAATAATTCTATACATGTCCGGCATCGCTTTAAAAGGAATCCAGCTGATGGTCGTGATTCTCATTTTAGTATCATATTTTCCTTCTTTCTCTTTGCTTCCTACCCTCGCCTCTTCCTTTTTTTGCTGATGGCCCATATTGATAATATCCTGACATTGTTCAGGCGTGAATATAGGTGCCGTGGTATTAGCGAGTAGTGATTTCCATTTAGGTTCAAAGATCATTGCGCCGTCCTTGAATCGACTGGATTATATTCGACATCAACATTACAAACCAGCGTTCTTCTTTTTGCTTTTTTATTGGTGAAAGGATAAACCACATGTCTTACATCATACGGAAAAACATAAAAATCCCCTATCTTCATTCGAGGAGAATAATCGGCAGTTACAAATTGTCCCGAAGCACTTCCTAAAATTTGAAGCTGTCCATTCATCGGTTGATCGGGTCGAGTTAGTTCGGGTCCCATGTCTTTGGGAAGTTTAAGAATCATCACCGAAGACAGTCCCGTATAAAGTTTTCCTTGATGAATATGAACCGGATTATAGTCTCCGGCTTTCATTTCATTAATCCAGATCGAATTAATATCCATCTTATATTCACGAGTCTTATTCCATTTTAAATAATGATCAAAAATAGAATAGAACCATTTTAAAATATCTTCGGATACATAACTATGAGCATGCATTCTTTTGTTGGTAGGTCCGGCATAAAACAAAGACACTTCATCAGGAATTTTTCCTGCGAGTTGTTTATTAGCATTCGGTAAATGTTTCTTTTGAGTTTCGTAAAGTTCGTTAAGCCCAACAAAGACTTCAAGGGGAACTTGATATTTTAAAACCGATTGTCCTAGGAATATAAAACTAAATTCCATTTTTTCTTCTTTCATATTCTCTTGCTCTAGAAGGAAGACCTTCTACTTCTGTAGGAATATAATCTTCCGTAGCTGACATGAGATCTTGAGGTACTTCGCTGGTTACAATTTTAATGGGAACTTCTTTAATCCCTAATTCAAGAGCAGCCAGATATCGATTGTTTCCAATGCAGCACATATACTTTTGACCTTCACATTCTTCTTTTTCAATGACGAGCAAAGGATTAACCATTCCTCTTTTCTTCATTGAGTCTCTTACTTTTTTATAGAAAGGACTCTCTCTTTGAGTATTAGGATTTTTTTGTAGCTGCTGGTTTCTTAGAAATACTTTTTCGATTGGCACCATCATACTTCAGTTCTCCCGATTGTCTTACACGTTTTAATGTTTCTAGTTGACCCAGTACATTAAAGACTTCAGGTTGTGAAGAGCCTGGTGTCA